ATTTACAATTATTGTAAACCATTTTCTCGACGTATCCGAAGGCCCAAGCTGATACCATGAAGTATACACTTCACGACAAAAGCTGGACCTAACGGGCACGCACTCGCTTCAGCAATATCTGACGCTATAGTTATAACCCCCGATGTTATCGAGGCTTGTAATATAGTATCGCCAGGTATTGGTAAAGCGATTAACGACTACCGATCTCTTATTGAAAGAGATCCCAAGGGTCTAGCGCTGGTTACAGGTAGCAAGCCGGCCTGTCAGGGAACTGAAGTTCCTGCTAGAATTGTTAGTATTCCAGCTCCGGAGGGTAAGACTAGAGTAATTGCTCAACAAGGGTATTTTGTACAGGCAGCACTGCTGCCTCTACACGATGCCCTGATGAGAGTACTAAAGTCTATACCTCAGGACCTGACTTACAAACAGGGAAGAGGTCCGTCGTCACTTAAGATTGAGGAGGGAAATCACTTTCACTCACTCGACCTTAAATCGGCGACAGATCGTTTCCCGATTGAAATTCAGGTTAGAATACTAGAAGCTATCTTTGGTAAGGAAGTAGCTACCGGGTGACACAAACTTATGCGTATCCCTCACTTTTATAAAGGTAAAGGATATGTATATGGATGTGGTCAACCGATAGGTGCTTACTCTTCTTGGTGTACATTCACACTTGCTCACCATATGGTGATCAACTGGTGTATCCGAAGAATTAATCCTTCAGTAAAACAGTGCTATATTATCCTAGGAGATGACGTAGTTATCTCAAATGATAAGGTAGCAGCTGAATACCTTAAGATTATATCAGAGATAGGAGTAGAGATTTCTGCGATAAAATCGCACAAATCAATACACTCTTATGAGATCGCTAAAAGATGGTATTGATACCGAAAAGGTGAGTATTCTCCTTTTCACATCAATGCTATCGTTTCAGCAGGATCAAAGACTTCTCAAGTCTATCAGGCAGTTTATGACTCTCTTACAAAGGGATGAATGAATTCTCACTCAGTTTCCCGGGTGACAGCTTTCATGACTACAGCGTTTAGGACTGGCAAGACCCCTAATTATGGTATTTGAAACCATAATGAGCGGCTTGCGACCCTATACGACGTTGTAGCGAAGACTATACGTGGATTTATGCCAGGTATCGAAATGATAAGAACGTTTCAACAACGTCTCAACATTCCGGTATTCCCAGCACTAAGCCCATCACATTATGTGAATGATGGAGTTATTAACAACATCATTGTAGAGCTCTTCACTGATAGTGCCGAGCAGAATGGTCATGGTAATCAAAATATCGCAACTTCTACGATAATATGAATAACTGACCCTTCTATAGAGATCCCAATCTCTATTGATGATGCTACAATCTGTATTCCACAACTGGGAGTATGTGCAAAGTTCGAAGAAACTTATATGAAAATTCATCAAAGAATCCTCGATTTTGACACACTATACAATGGTGAATGAGATCTTGCAATAAGATCACTTCTCGTTCCAGATACAACTACAGTGTTTTCCGCAAGGAAAACAGATGTTAGAAATATCGTTGGATCGATTTTCGTTAAGAAAATCGCTCAGAGACTTAATCTCATTGCTACTCTAAGAAATCCACTATAATTATACAATTATTAATTAATTATATTATTATCGTTAATTTAATAGAATAGTGGCTTCATCAGCCATAGTGCACTATAAAACGATTGGTATCCAATCGGGGGTTTAGTGCACAGTGAAACGATCTCACGATCGCGTCACGCCCATCGAACTTACGTTCTGTTGG